ATGGACTTGGCTCAAACGGCCAGCACTATTCACTTTTACTAGTCTATATGTGCTGTCTGATTGGGCAGGACAACTCGTGGGTATGAGTTTCGCCAATATTGGCAAATTGTTAGCAACAGCAGTTGCTCTCTGTCAGGTGCAAGCTCGAAATTCTGACTCGGACGATCTTAATGCACAACCACAAGGCCTCATTAACCTTGATAATGTGCAATTTTTGATTCCGCTATTAGCCGCCGTAGGCGTAGGAGCTTTTTGCCAATTTGACGAAAAATCATTTACCCCCGAAATTCTTGCAGGTTTTTGGAAATTTTTTAAGAAAATGCATGCGGTGGACCTAGGCTTAAAAGCCGTGGAACACATGTTTTCATATTTTCATAAATGTTGTTCAGCTGCCTTAGAATATTTCTTTGGCCTGCGAGATAAGTCAGTTGCGCATGTTGCGAAACTGAGAAAGGCCGACCAGCGAATTGGAAAATGGGCCGAAAGGGTTGTGGAACTGAGTGGAGAGTATTTTCAAATACGCTTATCAACAGATGAGGATCTCCGTAATGAAGTTTTTAGCCTTAAGGACCAGGGAATGGAATTTTTAACTTTGATTGGTGAACATGAGTGCTCTACTAGTCTCACTCCTTTGATTTTACCTATTATTAATAAATTGAACCAGTTAGTGAGAGAAGTGGAGCAAACATCTCCTCAGTCGAAGAAGAAGGTTGCACCCTTTGTAATTTGCTTTGTCGGGCCAACAAGAGTTGGTAAGTCGCGTGTTGCGCAGGAAATGCTGGACGATATATGTTATAATATTGGCATACCGCATTCGAATAGAGTTTACTCTCGAGGTGTCGATGACAAGTTTTGGTCTCGATACAAGGGTGAATTTTGTGTGCTGTATGACGATATTTTTCAGATATCTGGTACGGAGTTTGCTACGCAACAAGCGAGTGAGTTGTTCAATATTTGTTCCAATAATGCTACACCTTTAAACATGGCAGATCTCTCTGAAAAGGGTCGATTGTTTGATTCGAAGGTACTGTGGTTGACTTCAAACACAGCTTATCCAAGAATCAATGAAGTGAACACAAATACGGCGCTTTGGGCTAGACGACATGTGTTAGTTCATATGGAGTTGAAACCAGAGTTTCGTATTAGAGAAGGTGAATATCATTGGGACAAGTTTACTAAAGAGGATGGAATAACCCCCCGTCATTTAGATGAAACAACAGATTTCTATTTGTTACCACCAGTGCAGGAATGCCAAGTGAATCGATCACAGCCCCTGAATTATAC